GATTTGTTGGCTAGGGCTTGAATAGTTGTGGCTTTATCGAAATAATCCTTAAAACTCATATCCTAATTATTCTTCAACTCTAAATTTGAACGTCTGTGGTTGCTCCTGCCATGCTCCTATACTATCATTATAATAAGATAATTTAATCTCATACATGGATCCGCCTTCCAAGAGCGACATGTCGAGATCAAAATAGTTACCGTCTTTATCATAGGAAAGGTAAGTACTATTCTTAGACCCAGTGCCATATGTAATCGCTGGATAATTATCCGTCACTCGATTAACAGCATAAGATGCGCTCGTGATAATCTCAGTGGGATTGTTGGCTGTGGCCTTAACATAGATGGTAGGATTCCAGTTTTTGCTGCGCACAAAAAACCTGAATCGTGAAGTGTCGGCTGTAGAGTATGACTTTTTAAGATTTGTACAGGAGGTAATCCTGTCAAAGGTGGGCGCCACATCGTAAGTGGGCATCAACTCGGGATAGATGGACCCTGTAAAGAACTGAGTCCCGGTGTTGTTGTGCCAGACATCGTGCATAGCAAGCAGAGGCGTTGCTGCAGCTGTAACGGGTACCACACACTTGTAAATGCCCGTGCTAACGTGGGATCCCGTCACATTCAAATGACCGGATGCAGCCACGCCGCCGCCTACAGGAAGTTCCAGCTTAGATCCCGTGGGGGCCGCGGCCGAACTAGAGTAAAAAGACACATAGATTGCACCGGTGCCGATCGAAGGGATATCAACAAGGCGGCCGCGAATATAGTTATAAAGATAAAGGTTATTTAAATTGTCAGCAGCTGGCGCCAGCGAACTAGAATAATAGAAGTTTTCCCGATTGTCTTCGATACGAGAGTCCCAGCGGGCTTCGAGGACGGGGCGCTTATAGAAATATTCACTTGATCGAGAGAAGAACTTCTTGGTGTAGTAAGATTGGGTGGCACCTTGCGTGTTTTGAATTGACACTGTCGTGTCAGCGCCGCTTGAGCTGGAAAAGTATCCCTCTTGGCTGGCTGTCAGGTGGATCCCAAAGCCATAATTTTTTATGACGCCAATTCCAGCAGAGGTATCCAAATATTTAACCCACTCTTCTACAATATGGCTTACATCTACTTCCAGATTCTCGTAGCCCAAGGGAAAGGCAACGTTATGGTTGGATGCCGTGAGATAATCACCCCCGATATTGGTCCACTCGGTGCCGGCAGACGCATTAATCCAATTTGCAGACCCAAGATCTTGATATTCATCCATATCCAGACCAGAGCCCTCTGTCCACGACCGAGAAACCGGGACGACCATTAGATTAAAATCTTGTGGGAGAGTGAAGGGAGTCTCTGCGTTATGCATTTTGAGGTGAAAAGACACACTTCCGGACGCTGGAATCTTGCCGGCCGTACGGTTGTCTTTGATGGTTCGTACAGGGAACTGTACGAGCATCCGTGACAATTCTTGAGTTTGGCCCTCGGCTGATCCCGATGACTGTCCGTAGATGGAGAACACTTCTAAAGAGTCGGCATAGCCCATGTTGGAACCCGTTCCGCGGGTTGTCAGGCCTGCCTCGAAGGCATTGGTGATGGTAGTGTCAGCGCTAGCTGTGAAACGAGCAATAGACATTACCTTACGGTCCCCTGAATATCAACATTTGGAAACTTAAGCTCAAAAATCATAGTTTCGGCGGCCGTGATGCGAGAACCATTAGCCGAGAGGTTGCTCTGGAAATCATAATTACTCTGGGAGTAGTTTCCTCCTTGTTTTTCAACAATCTGAACGTCATAAACATCCAGGATTCCGGCTACTTTCATTAGTTCTCTATACACATCGGTTATTAAGATAGACTCCCCAATGTCGAAGGGGAGACCCGCGTAATAAGAGGACAGCTTGGCGTTGGCTCGACTGATTACCGTAAATCGATTTGCATTAGACTCCAGCGTTACTTGGTACTTTATTCCAAAGTTAACAATTTCAGCATCAAGAATATCAACTGTATCATTGATCATTTTGTACTGCATGATCCAGTTTTTGATATTGTTCTTTAAAGTTGAGTTGGCCGCAATAAGCTTGCCACTAGTATCCGTAGAGATAACATACATATTAAGGTTTCTTTTGAACTCATCAAAATCTCTAACAATCGACGCGCGGTGGATCGCACCGAACTTTCCAGGCATGCCGTACACTATAGATTGATAGTCTTGTGCGGTAACGGCCCGGTTCTGCGTGGCAAAATATGCTTGGGTGCGCTTCTTAATCTCTTCGGCAGAGGGGAGGCTCACATTTCCGACAAACGGCTCCTCATTGGTCACCTCCATTGAGGACATGGTTGTTGACCGGGTCGATGAGACGAGGGACCCTTCGTTAGCAAACTTAAAAGTTGGCGAACTTATGCGCGTAACTGTATTAATGGCCGCATTGGCGTCGCGGGTCGTGTTCACCCGGTATGTAATCCTTAGACGTGTGTTTGCGGGAGCTACGCCAAACTTGTCAGTACTAATAAGCTGGGTGGGGTCAAAGTCTAGATCTGTGATATAATTCTGCCCATTTAAGTCGAGCATCAGATGCGTCGGATCTAAAACCGAATCACTAAGCATTTCTGAGTCCGACCCATAGCCAAACTGTAAAAACGACTGTGTGCTGGTCTGTTCGAGCACAAATCGCCGTGCGATGGGTACAGCTTTCAAGATGCTGGGCACCGACGAGCGGTTGGCATCTGAGTTTCGGATAGCCCTGTAAATAATGTTCTGGGATAGATTATCTACTTGAAAATATTCGTGGCCTTCGGTGTCCACTACTGAGAGAATCTCTGTAACATTGGCGTTGTTTAAAGGAATCTGCAAGAACCTCTGGAAGTCCCCCACCGTGGTTTCCTGTACCTGAGTCTGTCCCGAGATGGCGCGGCCCAAGGCACGAATAATATAAGTCGTGGCGGCTCCAGTATTCGCATTCGCGGTACCTACAACCACCTGATTGGAGGCAGCTGCAAAATTCACATCTTCCATAAGTGTATAGGCACCGCCACCAGTAGAATTGAAGGTAGACCCTGCACGAAGTACGGGGGCATAGTTGAGATCGGGCCCTCCGCCGGTGCTGGCTGCGGGCACACTAATATAGAAAGTTAGTGTACCGAAAGATGCAGGGCTGGCTGGGAGCCTGAAGCCATACTGTCGAGCGTGGCGAACAACATTACTATACTCGATCGACGAGTCAAGGAAGCTCTCGTTGGCTTGATAGTCTGTGTAGAACGAAAGAATGTCTCCAACATAGGACACAGTATCCAGCATTAGAGACCCGAAAGATGCTTCGCTGAAGTCCTTATAGGTATCAGGATAATACTGCTTCGCATAATTTAGAAGATCACTTCGAATCGAAGCGAAGTCTCTGCTTGTGTAATCTATTGCTGGTATTTTCTTTGCCATTGCGTAAGGGTCCGTTATTAATTAGTTATCAAAATCAATTTGAAGCGTTGTCGAAGTCCCCAAAGGGATAATTGTAAAATGTATTTGTATGTTTAGCTGGTGAGGAAAGAGATCAGGACTATTTTCAGGGCTCGTAAAATCAATTTTATTGAGTTGAATAAAATCCATGTATGTTTTGGTTTGAGTTAAGATACGATCATTTATCGCGGCATGAAGTTCTGGTCCGGCAAGTTCAAACATATATCTTTTGAGTCCAACTCCAAAATCTGGGTTCATTATCCTCTCCCCTGGAACCGTGAGCAGCAGCATCTTAAAGTTTTGCTTCACCAGTTCTACATAGCTGGTTATCATCCCATAAGGGCCGAATGTGTCGTCAATTCGTAAAGGTAGGCGCGGAGCTAAGGCAGATGGCATAGTATTTTTTCCTCTCTATAATTAACACTCACTTGAACTTTCTCCATCAGAAACATTTTGAGTTCCGGCTTCATCGTCCGGAGTCAGGGCATCTTCCAACTCATTCTTAAGTAGCATCAAAAGAAGATAGACGATTCCAAAGGGACCCGGGGGCAACATAAGGAGCCCCAAGAAGGTGCCTGTAAAGTCTACACCCTTGACAGTAATCTTGGGGAAGAAGTTGTCTCTGATTTCATCCGGGACGGTGTTTCGCGGATCGCGGGGGTCCGGATTACCCTCTACATAGGTAAGCCCGTCCCAGC